CTGCTCGGCCGTAACGTAATCCTGCGTGCGCGGGTTCAGGATCGGCACAGGATCGGCCGGAACGACGATCGCGCGAAGTTGGCTTTGCGGCACGTCATTGCAAGTGTCGCAGACGAGAATGCGCTTGTTGATCAACGACGCGCCGGCCCAGTCGTATTGGAAGCTCAAGTTAACATGATTTACGAGAAACCCACACCGGTCGCATATGGCGAATGCGCGCGGGTTCCTAGATGATACTCTCGCTCGCCCATGCGGTCTCATTGTTCCACCTCAATCATTTTGTTTTTTTTGGAAAAATTTTCTTTTGCTGTTATAATTTGCATGTTCCAAGGAACATGTAGACCACTAACCGTGCGCCCGCAAAGTGGATGAATATGGTCGACGTGGTATTTTACTCCTGTCTGAACAGTTCGCGCGGCAGCTATATCATAGAACTCTTGTATTTGAGCCTTATGAATAGCGGATAACCAAAGAGGCGTCGCCTTAATTTTATTAGCCCTATATCTCGAAGATATGGCGCAATTAGCTGATTTGTTTTTTTCCTTCCAATTTTTATTATTTAATTTATGACGGTTTCCATTGTTAGCAATCCATTTTCTGGATTGCTCGGTAACTTTTTCTGGGTTTCTTTTTTTCCAATCTCTGCTATTTTGCAAACTACGTAATTTGTTTTTTTCATGCCATATTCTGTTATCTTCAGCTCGGCATGTTTTACATCTTACGCGCAATCCATCCTTGCTCGCCTTCCTGCTATTGTCAGCGGAAAAGCAATTAAATTCTTTTTCAATTTTGCATTTTGAGCAAATTTTTTTCATCTAAAATATCCCGAAATAGTTGGCGATATGTAAAAATTTGCTTGCTCAATATTCTGAGCCGCCGCAATGTTATATGCCTCGTCGGCGATCGCCTTCGACCCGGCAACTTTGTCGGGAGCCCAAATCATCGCCAGTCGATGCGAAAGGCCGTAGACAAAGGCCTCCAGCCACAAATACGGAATTTCAACCTGTTCGGCGCCCTGAAGGTTGCTGTCCTGAATTCTGCGCACGCGATAATATTTCAGGCTTGTCTGCGACCCGTCCGGGACCGGCCAGAGCGTGACCGTCGGAGAAATCAGGCGATCAAACCAGAATGTCGTCGGGAAGCCACGCTGAATTTTGTTCGGGTAGCTCGCGTATTCGGTGCGGCTGATCGGGAGAATAATGCGGTCGATCGGCGGGCTGCCGTATTCGATGTAGGCGTCAAGGATCATGACGGTGTTGCCGTCGACCGTGTATGTCTGAACGCCGGCTGTCAGGGGTGTCGTGATGAGGTCGACCGCCCAGAGATTGACGCCCCGATTGGCCCAGCTCGCCAGCATCATGTTCGTCGCCGTGCGCGCGGCGTCCATGTGCTCTTGCAGAACGGCCGTCGGGCGCACGCCGATAAGCTGATACGAATACAGCACCATCTCGCCCAGCGAGGGATTGTAGGTGTAGGTGCCGCTGGTGGACATTGATCACCCTCAACTAATCTGCCAAACAGCCAAAACAATCGAAGGACACGCCGGCATAGCAGGAGAAGTCGCCGGGATCGCAGCTTGCGCCGCCGTAGCAAGTATTTCAGTGTTGGTATCCTGACCGGCCATCATGATTTCATAGTAATCACCAACGGTCGTGCAGGGAAGATTAAATGTCACCACGACAGTCGTCGGAGCATCCTTTGACGTCCCGACAATCGTGCTGCTGTTGTCAACAGCGTTCCCATTCTTCTGAAACCACAAATTGAGCCACTTGGCATTCGCCGACCCGGAGTTGTGGCCAATGGCTGAAAACGTAAAGCAATACTCTCCGACCTGCGGAAGCGTCACCCTCGTATTACTGGCGAGAGTAATGCCCTTTGCGTCAAGCGTCGTGTCAAACGTGATTGCCTGAGCATTCGCGATGTTCGCAACTTTTTGTGTCTGCGTGCTTGAAAATGTCGCGTGAGGCCCTGGAGTCGTATGATATGACATTAGACGACAATCCAATTCGCGCCGTTGGAGACAACAAAGTAGCTTTCGTATTGAACAGCCATAACTTTCGTTAGCTGACCATCAATCGTCTCTGACCCATCCGCCTCAAGCGTTATCGTGCCCGCGCCGCTGTTTTTGATGATGAAATACTGCCCCTCAATCCCGACAGCCGTCGGAAGCGTCACAGTGAACGTCCCCGATGTGCAGTTGACGACGCAGTCTGTCGTCATGTCCACAACGTAAGTGGACGTCCGATTGGTGAGCGGAAGCGTTGTCGTGCCGACAAGGCTCGCCGGTATGGATGCAGGCCCCGTCATTTGTTCACCACGTTAAACTGCGCAAAGGTTCCGCTGACGGAGCCTGTGCCGCTATTGAGGAGAATGCGCGCATAGCTGGGCGTCCAGTCGAAATTCGTGAACACGTCACCGATCGCCGTGACGGCGTCGCTGTCGTTCGTGTTCAACCACGTCACAAACGCGATGCCGACGGGCGATACTGGATCGTTCGGATCGTCCATCGTCACCTGAACGGTGTAGTTTACCGTGCCGGTGGCGTTGCACTGAATTGCCGTCTGCGCATCAGCCCAGCTATCAAGCCGCAACCACCGAGAGCCGGCGACGCCGTTGGTGCCGACGGTGATGCCGGAGGCGCTGGTCGAGCCACTGGTGGCGATGCGCGTGACCGTCTTGAAGTCAACGGTTGAGGCGACCGTGCTGCCGCTCGTGCCCTGAAGCGTTTCAGTCACGACGGCGCCGCCAAAAGTCGTGCCGTAAACCGTGAAGGTGACGCCGCTGTCATTGCCGACGTTGGTGATCAGAACGCGACGCGGCGCGTCGAGCGTGGCGACGCCGCCCGAGACGAGCGCGCCGTTCAGCGTCACGTTTGACGCGCCGCTGACAACCTGAGAAAGCGCAATGTTGTTCGCGCTCGCCGCGGCAATCGGTCCGACCGAAATGGTGATGGGCTGCATTTTATTGGTCCTTCTTCCGGCCAGACGGCGACACTGGCCATGATTGCCGGGCCGAGCTGGTTTTCTTCTTCGCCATCGTCGCCTTCTGGCCCTTGGTCATCGCGAACGCCGCAGCGGCGGGGCGACAGGCGGGATAAGGACGCTTGCCCTTCTCGCCCTCGATCCTACCACACTCCTTGCCGGTTTTCACATCTCGCCAGTCTTCGGCAAACCACTTTCCCAAGCCGCCGCCAGATGCTTTGTTGACGCGATTGTCCTCGCCGCCCCACTTGCCGCCGTGCTGCTTATACCACTTGGCTGCGAATGAATTTGCGTAGGCGCTGGGGTATACGTCAAACTTGGCGCGAGCCGCAGCCTTTGCCCGCCCCCACAACCCGGCGTTTTGAGGCTTTGACGCCATGTCAGCAGTCCCACTTACGGAGCGCTTTATTGATGCGGCTGTTGGGGTCCGCAGCCTTCGCCGAGCCGGTCAGTTTCTTCTTCATACCGGTCATACGGCTACAGAATGAAGAACGACGACTCGCCGCCTTGTCGCTCTTTGCCGCCTGCTCCTTCGACACCGGAGGCTTAAGGTTCATGCCTTCAGCTTTTGCCGATCGTCTACCAGCAGCCGAAAGACCACCCTCTGGATTTTTCCCAGCCTTGCGCTGCCATGCAGGTGACTTCGCCATATCGCCCTCTCCTGGCAAAACGGGGGCATTAAGCCCCCGCCTGTAACCCTAAACCGCAGGATGCGACAGCATCAATACGGCTTCGGTGTCGCGCCACGCGGCGAGCCGCCCTTGGCCGAGGAGAAAACGCCGCCGCCGGACGCGCGCGCCGGCTTCTTGCCTTTCTCCGCCTTCGACATGACGGCCTTGCCGCCCTTCTTCATGCAGCCGCCGCCAGCCTTTTCGGCCTTGCCGCCCTTCTTGAATTCTTCGGTCCTGTCTTCGGCCTCGTGGATGGTCGAAGCCTTGCCCTTGTAAGCACCCATGAGAACCTCCTGTTAAGCAGCCGTGACGGCGACGCCGGACGTCGAGCCGTTCGGAACGGGGCCAGAAACGATGACTGTCGCCGTGGCGGAAGCCGTCCAGGCGGTTGCTCCCGTGACAGTGCAGTTGTCGAACACAACCTTGCCGCCCTGAGAAGCGTTAAAACTCACGACGCCCGCAGCGGTGCTCGTTCCGGTGTTAAGGAACGTGCAGCCCTTGAACAGCTGGAAGCGGTCAATCGAGCCAACAGAATTGGCGTCGATGAACCACGGAGAAGTTGCTGTCGCATACATCGGGAACAAGCAATTCTGGAAGACGTTGCGCTGCGACTGACCCGCGAACTTGACCGACGCGTTTGCTGCAGAACGGCTGATCGTATCAAGACCAAACGTGCAGCCGTCAAACGTGTTCTCGTCGCCGTCGTTCAGGTAGACGCAGTAGGAGCCGGCTCGCGCCGCGCCATTCGCCGCGCCCATGCCGCCGAACTGGACATTGCCGAAGTAGTTACGGTCACCCGTAATGTCCATCAGCTTCTCGTCCGTCGACGCCTGACCGACGCCCTGAAACAGGCTGAAGTTGGCGAAGATACAACCCGACGCCGAGATGGTCATCAGTGGGTTGATGTTCGTCGTCGCCGTCGTCAGCGTCGAAATGCGCGCGCGCTGATTGATCATGGTCGGAGCCGTGACGCCGATCAGATGCGTCGCATTCTTCGCCCACGTCAGCGTGGATGTCAGGCGCGCCGTGCCGGTCGTCGAGCCGTCGCCGATCAGGACGATGACATCGTTGTTGCCGGCGACCGCAGCATTGTAGGCGGCGGTCAGGGACTGAAACGGCGTCTCGGGCGAGAGACCGTCATAGCCATCAGAACCGGTCGCCGGATCGACGAAGAAGTAGGTGCCGGTAAGCGGGATGCCGCCGATGTTCCCGAGGACGGGAACGCCGAAGGACGTAATGCCGTTCGGAAAATTAGTGAGAGCCATTTCTGGTTCCTCTGGGTTAGCTTCCTGGCCCCGCAGGGTTTCGGGAGTGGCTGTAGCGAAAGGATCGAGAGTTATCAGGCTCTCGAATTATGCAGGCAGCGCGCCGCCGGCATTGTGTTTGTCAAGGTAATCGGCAGCGGCTCGGAGGACTTGTGGGTCGTCTTTTGCTTCGCCAAGTATATGGTTACAAGAATTGCAAAGCAATTCCCGAATTTTTCCTGTCTTGTGGCAGTGATCAACAGATAGATCGCGCACTCGACTTTCTGTTAACCCCGTCTTCCTGCCCGGCAATTTTGCCGTCTCAGGCTTTTTGCATATGCCGCAAACGCCGCCTTGATCAGCAAACATTTGAGCATATTCAGTCAGTCCGATATTGTAATATCTCACCAGACCGTAATGCCTTGCTTGCTCAGCAGACATTTTATATTTGACGCTTCCGTCTTCTTGCTGGATGCGAATAGCTTTGTGCTCAGCAAGTTTTAGGTTTGAAAACCTGAGATTTGTCGGGTCTTCATCAATAAAAAAGACGGAACGATCCGGCCATTCTCCGGTTTGAAGCAACCATGCAAGCTGGGCTCCAGATAATTTGCGGCCACGATACGTGATCGACCAATAATCCTTGCCGTTTTGCATTCTTTGTTTCACGCCGGCGCGGCTTCCTGCCTTCATCTTGGTGCTTACAGTTTTTTTCCAGAAAAAGTTTCCCGTATCTGGATCGTAAGACAGAGCCTCAGACAGGTCGTCAAATGTCAGGGGTGATTTCTTTACCATGATGCCCTTCCTCATCGCCATGATTGGCAAAGAAGAATATACACCTTGCAAAGTAAAATTCAACCCTGACATTGTATTTTCCGCAAAAGGCTTAGAAGGCTTTTGTTTCAGATACTTACGTTGGCGTCGATCCGAAGATAGACCGCCAATTATAGTATCCGAAACTATAACGTTCATAGCCTTTGACCAAAAGGTTGTCCGTGACGAAGTCGACCTGCATGTCGCTCTCGAACTTGATGCGTTCCATGTAGGACAGGCCATCAATGTTCGTGAGCAGGAACCACGCGCGGGACGACGTCAGGAAGTCGTTGACCATGTAGCCTTCCGGCAAGCCGCCGGCCGTCATCATGATCGCGTTGACGTCGTTGTTCGCGGTGCCCGGGCGCAGCTCCGTCTTCGTCAGGCGGATCGCCGTCGGCTCCAGAGCCGCAGGGATCACCAGTCGACGACCGCGCGCGAACACCTTCAGGCCAGCCTGATCGCGGAAGTTCGTTCTGATGGCGATCATGCCGTTCAGAAGCGAGGCTTCGTTGAGGTCTACCTGAACGAGCGGCGTATTCGCGACCGTGCCGCCATCAATCGGATGGCTGTAGTTCAGCAGCGAAACGCCGTCGCCGCCGATCGACGCATTGTAGGTCGTCGCGGTGTTCAGCACGTTGGCGCCGTAGATTTCCTTCGTCTGATGGAAGCTTTCCATCAGGCCGAGGTTCGACGGCATGAACTGGCTCTTGTAGAGGTTGTCGTCGATCGCCTTGCGGGTGATCGCGTAACCGAGAGCGATTTCTACATGCTCCTGGTTATAGACATAACGCTCGCCAGCGGCGTTATCGAACGACGTCTGAGCGCCTTCCGTCTTCAGCTGCGCAAGACCCAGGAAGCGCATTTCAGCGGTGCGCTCAAGCGCCATCTTACTGTCGTGCTTC